GTCATCTGTGTTCTGTATAAAAATGCGTTGTGTTGCATATTTTTTTTGTGCGTTGATGTTGATGCTGGGTGCGGGTTCGTAGATGTTTAGTTTTTTTAGGTTGCCGTATCGTGCGCCGCGTGATGAGTTGCATTGTTTGCAGGCGGGCACAAGGTTGTCAAGTGAGTTGATGCCGGGTTGTGTGTGATCCCAGCGATCTACTTCGATTAGGTGGTCTGCGGTTGTGGCTTGTCTTTGGTTGCACCAATGGCAGTTTGGTTTGTCTTGCAGTATGAGTTTGCGGTTGTGTTTGTATTCTGCAGCTGAGCGGGTTTGTTGTGCGAGTTTGTGTTTGTGTGTTTGTCGTTTGTTGCTCATGGCTCACGCGCTTCGCTTGTGCTGACGCGGCGCTTGTGCGCCTTGTCCTAGTTTGTGTTGGTATGTCATGTGCTCGAGCTTATGTTTGTAGTTTGTTTTCGGTATGTTATTTGTTGTTTGTGTGTGATTAAACCTAGTGCGCTAAGCCCCCCGCTGTTTTGCCTCGCACAGCACCCTACTCTTATATCGTTTTTGCTTGATCATGTGTTGCCACATAGATCATCTACCCGCGCTTTCCGCGTGTTGCACACATCATTGCACTGATGCAAGCCATGCCCGTTATTTAGTTTTTGTGCCGGCAGATTATGCCACATCAAATAGCGTTAGTTGATCTCTAAACGCAATCACCATTTCAATTGGCAAATAATCTTTGTTTTCATGGCTTTTAATCTGATGACAATTGGCGCAGACTAGCTGACATTTAGCGATCTCATCAAGTATTTGTTCGCGTGTCGCACTACCAACCATCTGTGAAATCGTTGCAAGTTTGTTGCCGCGCTCGATGTGATCCCAACAGAAAGCCCGCAACCTTTCAGGTGTGCACACATACTCTTGCCCATCGTTATAAATCGGATGCAACACACATCTGCCATGCTCAAGCTTGATGCTGTTAATGAACTCGATTGCTTGTTTACCTGTTAAGCATGTAACACCTTTGGGGTGCGGTTTGTAATGCTTTCGGTGTGCCCGTTTTTGATAGAGCCCGTTGGTGCGCCTATATTGCGCTCGAGCTTTACGCCGCCAAACTTCACGCTGTTTTTCTGTGCTCATTTAGGTGGCAACGCTTTCAACGCATCAATCACTTTGCTCACATCATGCTTCAATAGATCGCCGGTTGTGTTTATTTCGCGCCCCACAGTAGCACTACAGAAACTTTTAAGACCATCACCTTTCAAGCCTTGCCCGTTAGCCAATGCGCGCATCATGCCCAGTTGCTTTGGTGTCGCATAATCGCGTTGCGGCTCATCCGGAAAAGGCACTTCCACATCGTTACGCATAGGCACAACGGCAGCCAATTGTGCGGGTGCTTGTCGAGCTTGAGCGGTTTCAACCTCATCACGCGAAGCAATGCTTTTACCGATACCAAGCCCGAGAAAACCGAGCGCCCTACCCAAACAGCTTGTGCTTGCGTTCATCATCTCACTTCCGCGTGTGTAAGGCGTTTTGCCCGGTATCTGTTCCCAGCAATAAGCCACAACTGGCACAAGATCGTTTGCATCACGCCAAACTGTGCAACTGATCTCAACATATTTTTGAGCATCAACTTCAACTATTTGTGGGCGGCTTTCCGCTATCCGTAGATCAGGATATTTTTTTAGCGCCATCGCCAACCGGGTTGGCACATCAACATAATCGCCAAGCTTAAAACCGCTCACTTCACAGACCACACAATCGCTTCATTGCCCGCAATAGTTAAACGCCTTGCACCACTATCAACAATCAACCCATCTTTAACCAATGAGCCTCGAATTGGGCGCACCGTGTTGCCTGAGATATTTAGTGCGCGCTCAATTTCCTCATCAGTTGCATCATGTGTTCGCAAATAGTCAAACACCAATCTGCGCTTTGTGCCGGATCGTGGCTGGGCGCGCAAAGCCGCCTTGATGCTTGTTGTGTGAGCGTTACGCGCAATCACCACAACATTACGATCAACAATAGAAAGCTCTTTGTGTCCGCCAAGCCCGTTTGATGGCGCAAACATCGCTAGTTGTTCAGACATTGTTAGCCGCCAATCTTTCTAGGCGCTGAATTTCTACTTCGTTTTCGTTAAGTTTCAATTGTTGTTCGCGTATTTCTTTGGCTTGCATTTTTTCAATGTGTTCTAAAGCTCTAATTTCGCTATCACGGTTCGCAATGCGTTGCTTCAAATCTGTGATAATGCTGCACAAATACTTAATTTCAATGCGCGCTTGATTAAACACATCAATCAGCTCGCCATTATCTAAAACATTGTGATCATCAATCTGCCACTGGATTGCTCTAAGTGTGCTTCGAGCTGCCAGCTCATGCGGTTCATAAAACGGCACTTTGTTTTCTGTGATGTCTTGCATCACTTTAATGATCGCTTTTAACTGCGGGTCTTGATACAGATCATCAGACATTTTCAGACCACCTAGCCAAAAGCGTTTCAAGTTGCTTAAAACTGCAAACACTGGATAGAGCACCAACAAGTGCTTCAACCGCGTTTTCACCATAACGCTGCCGCACAACCACACACAGTTGGTTGATTACATCAACATCAAATTTCTCGGACATTATTAACCCTTTCTCTAGTTAATGATTGTTTAAAAAACCTACCACAAATGTGTAACACAGTAAGACAAGAGCAACGATGAAGTGCCTCATTTGCCACCCCATGCCCGCCACCCGTTTGAATAACGGTAAATGTTTAACGCTGCGCGCATGTTTGTTTCTAAATCAAACAGATCTTGGCATGTATCGAGCAAACCGTAAGCTTGCAAATAGCCTTGTTTGAAATAGCGTGATGGTTTGCACCAAAAATCATTGATCTGCATCACCCCATAAGATTGCCCATAGGTGTCAGCCGGGTTGAAAGCGTCAGGTTGGCAGCGGCTTTCACGCTGAGCGACCGCGATTAGTGTGCCAAGCTGATCTGTATCCCAGCCCACCTGTGTAGCCATCGCAAATACGGCATCACAGCCTTTTAGAGCCGTTTTGAGCGTAGTTGTGGGCGCTTGGCTGGTTGGCACTACAGGCGCTTCATAGCCCACATAAACGCTTGCATAGCGTGGCTGTAAATCGTCAGCTGTGGGCGCGGATGGCTTGCTTAAAATAAAAAGCGAAGTCAGACTAGCGAAAATAGCTATAGCGGTTTTAGTTAATAAGGGCATAAGCACCTAACCTTTCTCGGATGGTGATCCAAGTTTAGTAAAGGTTTTAGAGTGTTTGCGGGATTACGCTAAAAACCTTATCCCAAGCGCTTTTTACAGCTTTTACATCTTTTATAAGATCCGGATCTGCTTCAAAATGCAGCCAATCACCGGGCTCAAAATTGCCAGCTTTCCAAGTGCCTCGATCAACTTTCCAACTGCGATTGCGATTGTAATCAATCACAAGTTGCACACCTAAAACTTCAGCGTGTTGCAAAACTTTGTTCAAAAACACTTGTGCAAGTTTTTCGCCATCAGGTTTACCGCGCCCTTGTTTAACCTGCCAACGGTAAGAAAGATCAACCGCTAAACCCCGCGAGTGATTAGAAACTAAATGCTCTTTTCCTTTAGTTTTCATATTTCGTATGACCCAACTGCCGTTATTCCATAAACAGCCATCCGCATATTTAACTGCCTGCCTAATCCACTCATCCATGCCCGGCAGCGGCGCTTTAACAACTGGCTGATTTGCAACAATGTAAGGTTTCACAATTAAACAGTTTCTAAATCGTCAGCTATGCCATTTTTGTTTTTGTCTCGGTTTTTGATGCCGTTAGCAGACACCAAACCCGATAGCGCACCCGTTAAAAACACCGAAATAGTGCTCAAAAGATCAACTATTTTGCTATCGAGCGGCGACAATTCCTCAGGCATAGAAACAAACAACAAACCGAACAACAAACCCACAACCATTAAAACAAATGTGATTGCCATCAATATGCCCACGCTGACAATCAGCCGGGCATGCAATTGATCATTTTCTAATTTCGCACCGGTCAGGCGACCCATATTGGCAAACCTCGCTTACTGATAGATTGCGGACTTTGATGCCGCCTGTTGTGTTTGTTTTGCTTGTTGCGCAACCAGCGCACAATGCGATCGTGAGTAGCCAGTAGCGCACATTATTGCTCGTCGTCAGGCTCAATTGTTGGCGGTGCTATAAAATCTTGTGTTGTTTTGTCGTAGGTATATCCAACACCTGCGTATGTGTGTGTCTCGTCAATAAATGTTTCGACCCATGTTCCGACATATCGTTCAGGATTTGCCGCCATAAATTCTGCGGTAACGACATGAACATTTATAACAACATTGTTTTCATCAATTTGTGCAAAATATTGTTCGCTCATACTTTAAACCTGACATAAACAATGCCCGAACCACCAGCGCCACCTGCTGCACCAGCACCACCGCCACCACCTGAACCTGTGTTTGCTCCTGCTGCCGTACCTGTTGAAGAACCTGCGCCACCAGCGCCACCTACTGAAGAACCACCAGCGCCAGCAGAACCACTTCGAGAACCGCCGCCACCTCCGCCACCCTTAAATAATGCTGAGCCACCAATAAATGCGCTGACATCGTAACCAGCGCCACCTGCACCAGCAGTAGTACCAGAAGCATTTGCGCCAACTGCTGCTACGCCACCGCCACCACCTGCACCACTACCGTTTGTTGCAGTTGCAGTACCACCGTTGAAACCGTTAATGCCAGCATTTGTTGCAGCACCGCCAATTATTGCACCTGCGTCACCTGTTCCAGTACCACCACCACCACAAGCACCGCTTGCGTTTTGATAAGAACCAAAAACTGGACCAGTTCCACCGCCACCAGCACTAAAACTTCTAGCCGCAGAAGTCAAGTTTGAACCTAAACCAATCGTGTTTGATGCACCACCAGCGCCAACATCTATAGAACAATTTGCATTTAAATAAAGCGTTGCCTGCGTTACACCGCCTGCACCGCCACCGCCGCCGCTATCTGTTCCTGCTCGACCGCTTGCACCACCACCACCACCACCAAACATCAAAATATCAAACAAACCTGATTTAGTAACTGTTAAAGTGCCGTCAGTCGTAAAAGTTAAAAGCGTGTAATTTATGCCGCCAACCGTAATGCTCGACGATGAACCACCTGTTGCTGTCCCGTAAGTAGCGCCACCACCGCTAAAAAAAATAGCAGCGCCAGCACTTGTAAAGTAAAGCGTGCCGCCCCCCCATTGCGCCAATGCCAAACTGCTTGCCGTTGTAACTGTTGCTGTGCCTGCGGTGATCGTACACGTGCCACTTCCGATATTTTGTATAAACAAAGTGTCGCCTGCATTAAACAAACTTGTGTTTACCGTAATAGTTGTTGCGCCTGCCGCGTTCATCACTACTCGAGTGCCTTTATCGGCTGCAACCAAAACATAACTAGCGGTCTTGGTGCTTACAGTCCAGTTGTAATCATTAGCCTGCAAATTGTCCATCTGTGCGGCAGTTAAAACTTGCCCGGCTGTAAAATCTTGAATTGCCATAAGTGTCCTTTACATTATCCTAAAACATTAAGCGCATCAATGATGCCGTAAATTGCGTCATCCAAAATGAGCTCATAAACCACTGTGGTGGGGCTTGTAAATAGCGTGATCGAGTGCCCAGAATCAAAACTTAAATAGTGCTCTATGCCTTCAATTGCTAGTTCTTGGGCAAGCTCGGTTGCCCCAATTGTTTTTTCAATGGTGATTGTGTTGCCTATTTCTATTGTTGCCAGCACATCTTTTTGGGCGGTTGTGAGCATGTTGAATTGGGTTTCAACGCTTGTATAGCGTGGCTCGGGCTGGGGCACTAGCAAGTATTCTGCAAGTGCCAATGCTGCGGCATCGTTGTGCAAAAGGCTTTCGCTGATGTTTACCGCTTGCACAAAATAGGTTGCTTGGCTTGCTGCGTCATCTGCGGTTTGTGGGCTGCCGCCTGCAATAGTTACCGTTGCTCGATTAACTACTTGATCAGCTTCAAAACTTATACCCACCCCATTGAATTTAAAATTTGTGCCATCATCGTGAAAATCTGCAACTGATCCGCTGAGCGTGTTGCCTATTCTCGGCTCAAAACGCAAATCGCCTGAGCGCGTCATAAATAGCCTGCCTTGTTCGGCTTGATTTATTTGTGAACAGTATTGTGAAACATTTGTGCCCTGCGGCACTGTAAACGCTGATGCGCCGCCAAGAGTAACTGTGCCAGTTTGAATATCGCGTTGAGCTATTGGAAAAGCTACCTCAGGTAGATCTAGCACCGCTTCGAGCCGAGTGCTGGATAATTCCTCGCTAACATTAAATTCATCCATGACGGTTTGCGCCAACAAATAAAACTGGTCTGCACAAAAAACCGTTACTGTGTCCAAACCGCCCAGCGCAAAATTGTAATCATAATTAATGATGTAGCCGTTAAAAATGTCTTGTGCTGTGTTTGTGGCATCGTAGCGTTGCAGTTTTACGCGCCGCAATGGTGCTAAACCCGGTTGCTGTGTTGTCTCATCCCAATATGGCGAAGTTTCATCAAACGGATTAAAAATGCCTGAAGTGTCAAGCATAGTAAAACTCATTGTGCCGGGTGAAAATTGATCGCCTTGATCTTGTCTGCCGCGCCTTACCGAAACATTTGTGCAACCATCAAGCACCCCAGCAAAATTTGTTGTGCCGTCGAGAACATAGGTTGTGTTATCTAAAATGCCTGCGGTTGCATCATCTAAAACAAACGCATCTTGCACAAAGCCAGTGTCAATAAAGAGCTCATAGTTACCTGAACCAACTACTGCAACGCCTGCCATTATGCGATCTCAAACTGTGCCGGTCCAGCTGTGCGATTGTAGGCGCGCAGTGCATCAGTTACCGCTTGCCCTACTTCAGATTTTGTTGCCAGCTGGCTGTTCACATTGATAGTTACAGCACCGCCACCACGCCGAGCATCAAGCTCAGCGATGTTTGGCATCACTACGGGCGACACACTTGGCGCACTGATCGCTTCCGTAAAGCTTGTGCTGATGCCTTTAACATCCGCAAAATTTATACCTTTGCGCGATAGGCGGCTTTCAGCTGCAGCTAACGCTTCCTCGACACCACGCAAATATGCTTTGGCATTTGATACGCCCGCGCCATAAAACTTTTGTGCTGAAAGCTCACCTATGCGCTCGGCAATGACTTGTGTTTGCTCTACAAGGGTGTTTGCCCGCAAAACATTTTCTGATGACGCTAAGAGCTCTTTGGCAATTGCTGAGCCGCTATCTATGCCGGCATCAATGACTTGTTGCAACGCATCTTGAGACAAACCCGCAGCAAGCAATTGCTCAACCAAATCACCAAATTCTTTTGTTTTGTCTGCTTGTTTTTGTAACGCACTAAAAAAGGTTGTGCCGGCATCCTCGCCGCCTTCCTCAAAAGCTTTACCAAAATTGAGTGCATCTGTAATGACTTGTGCGACTGATCCGCTGAAACTATCAAAGGCGCTTTGCGCTTTGTCCAGTTTGCTTTTAGCGTCATCGAGTGCCGCACCCATATATTCGCGCAATGCTTTGGCAGCTTCAGTTGTTTTTTCTGCAAGCTCTTTGGCTTTATCGGCTGCGCTACCCGCACCGCTGGCAACTTTCTTTGTTTCTTTTTCTGTTTCTGCCATGTATTCAGCGATTTTTGTGCCGCGTATGTAATCGAGAGTAAACCCAAGTCTGCCCATGTCTTGAGCTGTGCTTTTTGCTGATGTGCCCAGCTCTGTGGTTGCAACCGCTGCAGCCTTGTTTTGGTTTTTAAACACAAGCATCGCGCCGCCAACCAAAACCAAACCTGCCGCGATACCTGCCGCAGCAACGCCCGCTGTGCCAGCTGTAGCAACCGCAGCAAGAGAAGCAGCGTTAGCAAAATTTAGTGCGGTAGCCACAACCGTTACCGCGTTAGCAAGTACCTGCGCGGTCTTGTAAGCAACAATGGCTGCCGCTACTGACGCGATGGCAATGCCCAACGCTGTAATGATGCCTGTGTGCTCGGCTGCCCAATTGCCGAAAGTTACAAGCAACGGCAAAATCGCTTCGATAGCTGGCAATAACGCTTTGCCAATGCTTTCTTTGGCTTCATCGAGTGCGACACCTAGCCGCCTGAATTGCCCTTCAGCTGTGCCTGCTGCAACTGCAGCTGATCCACCAAAAGTTTTGGTGAGTGTGCCCATTACCTGATCAAGCGTTGCACCCTCTTTAATTGCAACTTTTAATTCAGGGCTGAGTTTGGCGAGAGCTTTAGTGTTGCCGCCATAGGCAAGCGCTAAAGCATCGCTGACGCTTTGTAAATCTTGCCCGGTTGCTGCGCTGATGTCCATTGCCAAAGCAAGCGCCTTGTTTGCTTCCTGCAAATCTTTTGTGCCGCGCGTAAGCGAAGCAAAAGCCGGGCGCAGCTCACTATCCGATACACCGGTAGCCATTTGCATCGCCGCCACGCTTGCTTCGACCGCAGCAATCTGACCTTCAGTTGCACCCACAACATTTTGCAAAGTTTTAGCCAACTGAGCTTGTGCGGCTTCATCCTCAATTGCAGCCTTTACCGATAACCCAGCTGCAGCCGTAAGCCCGGCAAGCGCAGCCACAGCCGGCAAAAAAGCTTTTTCCATAACAAAGCCAGCTTTTTGGCTGTTTGTTTCAAGGCTCTTAAATTCAAGCGCCGCCTTTTCAAAACCTTTGCTATCAAGGCTCGAGATAATTGGGATGTTAATTGCCATAGCGCACCTGCAAATTTCTGTTCACTTTTTCCATAACCTTTTCAACAATTGCCAACACTTCTTGCTCAACTGTTTCTTTGTGCATGTCCACAGCTGGATCAATTGCGCGTGGCTCTAAACCAACCTCAGCATTTAGATTTGTAACAAATATGCCTTTGGTACGCCTGCCGGCATGATCATATATTGCACCGGCAGCATCCTTTTGTTGGATCACCATCAACTGATAAGGCTTCGCTTTAAACAGCACATTGTGGCTTTCACGCGGGTTTGTTTCAGGATCAAACTTATCTTTGAAAGTAACAAGCCTTTGCCGTTGTGCAGCTGCACCAACTTTTACTTTGAAACCTGCGCGCACAGTGTTGTTATCCCAATACACATCACGCCCTTTTACAAGTTTTGATTTATACATGCCCGATAGCGGCGCACCGTTGCCTTCGCTGTTATCAAAGTTTTTGATCATGTCTCGAGCGCTCACAATAATCTTTTGCCCAGCGTTAGCAATGTCCTTAGTTACCTGTCTGCGGTATTTCGGATCAAAGCTGTTGAGCTCAGCCAATGCTTCTTTGATGCCATGCACTTCTATGCGCGCTGTGTAAGCCATTATTTTGCCCGGCTTTGTCTGTTAAGGATTTCTATCACGGTGTTCACATCATCAATTTCGAATGTTTCAGCACCCCAAAACCCTGTTGCAACCAAGATTTCGGCAAGCGCATATCTTAAACTTCCTCGCCTACTTTTGGGATGTTCTGATCTACCACCTCGATATTTCGCAGCTTGTCAATGTAAAGATCAAGTGTGGCTGGCACAGTTACGCCCGCTTTTTGTGATGCTGTGTAACACATAAAAGCAAGATCCTCAACACCAATGCCGGATGCCATCTCGGATGCTTTGCGCCTATATTTTCTTTCCCATGCAACCACAGTTGCCAAATTGGTTTCAATGGTTTGCGTTGTGCCGTCAGTGAATACGGCTTTAAGCGTTAATTGCATTTAGTTTTCCTTTCTCGGGCAAGGCTTCGCTCTCGCGGTCTTGCGTTTGTATTTCTCAGCGGCTTAAGCCGCGAGATCATGAAACGGCTTTAGTTAGTGTGCCGCCTGTAAAAGTAAGCGTAATTGTGCTTAACTCGCCCAAGCTGGCATTGATTGGCGTGTGGCTTGCAAGGTAAGCGCCGGTCAAAGTGTATTTTGGCGCGGTTGCACTTGGTGTTGCAAGTCCAGCTGCAGTTGGTGAAACCGTGATAGTCGTTTGAACACCAACCAAACTATAAATGCTGGCTTCAGTTTCGCTTGCTGCATAGCTTTGAAAAAGCTCAACTTCAAATGTGTTGTTTTGCAGCGATGTTACTGTTGAAGCACCAAACACGCGAGCGGTTTGCCCAAATGCGGTTGTTTCAAGTTGATCATAAGCAAATGTCAATGTTGCACTTGTTGCCTGATCTGTAAGATCTACGGCATTAATCGTGAGTGCCGGGTTCGAAAGATAAACGGTTGTCGCCATTTTGAGTTAGTCCTTTTCTGTGTCTGTGTCTTTAGTTTTAGCAGATTTTTTTAAGCCTTGTGGGGATATGTGCCCGGCTTCAATTAAATGCTCAATGTCGCCATCAATGTCTTTGCTATCAAGCTGATCGCCGCGTTTAAACCCTGCAAGCCTGTCGCTTGTAACAATGTATGTTGCCATGTTTTACCTCTAAGCCGTTTGTGATTGCATGTTTACAGTTACATCATAGGCGGGATACTCTGCGCCGCCAATGATAGCTACCGTTGGTCTGCCATCAGTTATGCCCAAATTGGCTGCCAAAAGTTTGCTCATCATGTTTAAAAGGTTTCGTTGTGCGTCAAGGTTGCCCGGTCCAAGCGTAATTAAGCGCACTGGAAAAGCCATTTTCACTATGTTGTAATTCCAGCCTGTAAAACTGGGTGCATCTATAAAGGCGCATGGCGGGTTTGCGTTTCGTGGATCGTTTACCACGCTGATGCCCAAGATTGCGCCAATACTTGTTGTGAGATTATCGAGCGCCACATTGAATAGATCTGTGTAGGCAACTGGCATTAGGCAACCGTTGCCCTATTCACACCTAACAACTGTTTGATCATCGGTGAAAGCCCGTTTGTGCCGCCCGCCGCCATGCCATCAAAACTTGCAAAATCTGTTACTGCGCCGCGCTGCCTGTAAAGATTGCCGCCATACATGATCGTGCCCAGCGTTACATCACCACTAGGCGAAGTTGTAAGGCTGTCAAAATAACCTGCCTCTTGTCTGCGCCTATAACAAAATGCGTTTGCAGCTGCCGCGCATTGCGTTAAAAACGCTGTATCTGCTGCGGTTGCTGTGCCTATCCCTAACCAATCCTCGATGTTGCCGGCTGTGATCCATGTGCAAACTTGAGTGTAAG